GGCGCCCAAGATGTCTACTTGACTGGTAACCCAAAAGTCACTTTCTTCCAGGCGGTTTACAAACGCCACACCAACTTTGCGATGGAAAACATCGAACAAACTGTTAACGGTACCGCCGCGAACAACGGTCGCGTCTCCGTCACGATCGCCAGAAACGGTGATTTGATCGCGGACATGTACGTTGAATTGAGAGCGAAACAAGCGTTTGACGCTACCGAAGATGCGTGGGTCGCGGAATCTGCTATCAAGGATGTTGAATTGTCCATCGGTGGTCAAAGAATCGACAAGCACTACCAAAGATGGTGGAGATTGTACGCTGAATTGTACTTGGATGAATCCGCGAAGTTGAACTGGGGTAAGATGACTTCTACTTCCACGGACGACGCGAAGGTTTACTTGCCATTGATCTTCTTCTTTAACAGAAACCCAGGATTGGCCTTGCCATTGATTGCCTTGCAATACCACGAAGTTCGATTGGACTTTGACTTGTCCAGTGTCTATGACACTAACTTTGATTCGTTCAAGGTTTGGGGTAACTACATCTACCTCGACACCGAAGAGCGCAGACGATTCGCGCAAAAGGGTCACGAATACTTGATCGAACAAGTCCAACACACTGGTTCCGACTCTTTGGCGACTGCTGGTTCCACCAAACAAATCAGATTGTCCTACAACCACCCAGTTAAGGAATTGGTGTGGTGCACTGAAGCGAGCTCGAACGTTGTTGGTGACTTGAACGGTATCTGGAACTTTTCGGACACTTCGGTGACTGTCTCTTCCAACGTTGCTGCGATTGCCGATTCGAACGTCGCGGTGGCCCCAGGTGCCGCGGGTGCCCCATTGTTGTTGGGTCTTACGGAATTTGACGAAGATAAGTCTGGTCCACTCGATACCTTCAAGTTGGTCCTCAACGGTCAAGACAGATTCAAGGAACAAGGTGGCAAGTACTTCAACTCGGTTCAAGCGTACAACCACCACACCGGTTCCCCAATGCCAGGTATCTACTCGTACTCCTTCGCGCTTAAGCCAGAAGAACACCAACCAACGGGTACCTGCAACTTCTCCAGAATCGACAACGCGCAAGTTTCTATCGCGGTTAAGTCTGGTTCGGGTAAAAACACTCTTAACATGTTCGCGACCAACTACAACGTGTTGCGCATACAATCGGGGATGGGCGGCCTAGCATTTTCAAACTAAGCTTAAAATAGACATATATCCTATATACGGGTAAATCCCCGGCATTAAGATGTAGAGTAGTGATGAGTGTAAATGGACTTAAAGATTGTGAGCTATATTTAATAAAAATGACTTACAAACTTGTACCAATTTCATCGCGACCAGGAGCGCATTTTGCTATAGACGAAGAAGACTATGAAAAATTTGTTAAAAATATGCCGAATTGGTCAATGGCCGGAGCAAACAATAAATATCTTCAGTGTGATTGGAAAAATTCTCCGATTGGTAAAAGACGTCCACGTCTTCACCGATTATTAATGGTAGGGTTATGTGATGATAAAAACATAGTTGTAGATCATATTAACGGTGATACTCTCGATAATAGAAGGTGTAATCTTCGTGTAATTACACAAGCACAAAACGTTGCACATAGACCAAACGCGAATATCAATAATAATTCTGGAACACGGGGTGTGTATTGGTGTAAAACAACTAAAAGATGGATTGCATGTATAGGTCACAACGATACGTATTGGTGGAAAAAGACTTTTGTTGATAAAGAAGAAGCCGAAAGAGAAATAAAAACTAAACGTGAAGAATATAATTTAATTTATGGTATAACCACGGGGAAAGTACCCGAACTTATACCTGAATTGAAAGAAAGTCACAAAATACTTGATAGGTATATAGAAAATAACCCTCATTTCATATATAAAGCATCAAGGTCTACACGTGAAAGATACAATGAGTATCGACGCGAAGAAAGTGCTAAAAAACGTCGCGAGGAACGCGAAAAATTGTTAAGTGAACCACAAACACCGGATGTTATGAAACGTTTAAAACGTTTAGATGCAGACGATAAACGTGCTGAGAGTAGAAGAACTACAGTTTAACCCCCAAAACCCGACGTAATTTTTGCATGACTTTGGGATCCGGAATAGCTTTACCTGATTCGTATGAAGAGATGATATCTGTTGATACGTTTATGAGACCCGCGAGATCCTTTTGTGTATACTGTTTTGCAACGCGCGCTTTTTGAATCGTTAGTGCCGTGTCTTTACTGATCCTTTTGTGTGTACCTAACTCGGTTTCATCGAGTTTTTGTTCCCTTGTTTTACCCGAATATTGACTCCGTTTGGGTAACTTTATTTCCTGACCCATGAACTTAACATACTTTTCTTTTTCCTTTTCCTTATTGACTTTACCGCGAATAATAACAGGATCCCAATCTTGGTAATGGTTCATTTAGTGATACATAAAGTTAAAATTTTAAGTAACTATAAATGGAGACTATTTACGAAATACTAATAGCATTTTCCGCATTTGGTGTTTTGTATATGAATTTTGATAGAATTATGTATTGGTGTATTTCAAAATCAGACGACGAAACATAAAGATTTTATCGTATATACTAGTAACTATGATAGAAGTCTACACAGACGGAAGTTGTCTCGGTAACCCGGGACCTGGTGGTTGGGCCTATCTTATAGAAAACGTGATAGGCCGAGGAGGTTCCGAGATAACCACAAACAATATAATGGAAATGACTGCGGTCATAAAAGCGCTCGAGAAGTGTATTGAGTTGGGACACGATACTGTAACTATATATACCGATAGTAACTACGTAAAATTGGGGTTACTCGAATGGTCTAAGAATTGGGAACGGAACGGATGGAAAACGAGTAAAGGTGATCCCGTAAAGAATAAGGATTTATGGATACACATGTTATACCTGTTACGTAAAATTGAAAACGTTGAAATGAAGTGGGTCAAGGCACACAACGGAAACGAGAAGAACGAGCGTGTCGATAATTTAGCACGCGAGTATGCGTACTTATTTTCTAAGAAAGAGTAATGAGTACACCAGAACAACACCATTGGTGTCCAAATCAGGAACAACTTCTTAAACGTTGGGCCGAAAAGGCTGCCGGGTACCGGTGGTTACATAATCACGCCCGCGTTTTATATAAACGTCAACATGATTGGTTATCGTACCCGTCTATAATTATATCGAGTATTACGGGTGTTGGTGGCTTTGCGGTTTTGAGTCCCGATACGAATAGTATGTCCGAGGACCAAAAACAAAAGATTATTATTTTTCAATACTTTTTTGCATTCATGAACGTTATTGCGGGTATACTTACATCTATATCTAAGTTTAACAATTCCGCACGACTTATGGAAATGCACTCGGCTATGTCCGTACAATACTCGAAACTGTATAGGAACATAGATATGGAATTATCTTTGGAAACGCAACACCGCGAGGACGTTTTGGAATTCGTGAACAAAACCCGTGTCGAGTACGATCGATTACTCGACGAGGCACCCGATATACCTTCCGAGAGTATTAACGCGTTTAACGAAGCGTTCCCTGATAAAGAAAACAAACCCGACGTGTGTAACGGTTTGAGTGTTATTAATTATGAAGAAGATACGACTAGTCAAAAAAACATGGTGCTCAGAAACTGGTTACTCAAAAAGCGACCGGGAACACCGACAACACCGAGACCTTCGGTCGAATTGAAATCGTATAATTCGGAAGAACAGGTTTAAAGAAAATATACGTATACTAAACACGTAGGCTCCTATAGCTCAATTGGTCAGAGCGCGGTGCTTATACGACTTATGTATACTCTGTAATTTTAGTGTTACGCAGGCACGCCGAGGCTGTGGGTTCGATCCCCACTAGGAGCATTTACTTACTTTTTACACGCGTATCCCACGTGTAAAAAGTATCTTAATAGAAACTATATGAAGTGCTGGTCTTGTGCACACACCCCAGAGTATAAACGCGATCAAATTCGGCGGAACGTTCTCGAAGGTACGTACTCTAAGAAACCAAACCTTGGATTTAAATGTCGCGATAATGCGCGTCTTCGGTTACGGTTTAAGGAGGCTATAGAGTACGCCCACGATACGTGTTCGGAGAAATCGACGGACGCGTGTTTCAACGCATGGGACGAGGTTGACGAACTCGAAGACTCGATGATGCGGTACGGTATAAATTTGTATGACGATAGTAACATGCGGTACGGATCACTTCTTCGACGCGCGTTTAAGGTTCGTTGGAACATACGTAACGTCGAGGACCATCACGTCATACCAGCACAGTTCAAAAGCCACCCGGTCGTTGAAAAGGTAAACTACGATATACACGCGAGCGAAAACATAATCATGATGCCTCGTGAGATCGGTAATTTGCGTACGAATAGACACACGCACAGAGGCGCACACAAAGCGTATAATAGGTACGTGGGTGAAGTACTCGATTCCATGGAAACTATGGAATTACCCGAACCAGAATTTAGAAAGTTTGTTGACTTTTTAAAAATTGGGTGTCGTTTTCGTCCTCAAGATATACCTTGGAACTAGTGTAAATTACCACCCATATTTGAGTACATCTGTAGTTGCTGTGGGGTACCGTTTTGAAAAAAAGTTGCGTCTTCCCCAGTTACTGTGCCCTATGAGACTATTTTTTGACCTGTCTATATGTAAACAATGCCTTAGATCTTTATAGTAGATACGCGCACCTCGTGCTATAATATCTTCATGTTTCATGTCAACATGGTTATCTATAGGAAAAAAGTGTTTATAATATTTTTTCATATTATCAACATTTATAAGATAACATTTTGTACTTGAAATCCATTTTACGCGTTCAAGATCACCATTTTCCTTATGTTCTTCATCTGGGTATCGCGATAAACAATGGAAGAAACACATTTCAAAATCATCACCCTTTTTGTTTATAACGTCTTGGATTTCTTTATAAACACGCTTGTCTTTTATGACGACGTTATCTTCGAAAATAACCGCATATTTGAGATTTTGGTCGAAGCATCGCCTGTAAAACTCCATATGACCCATGTAACACCCTATAGCACCTAAATTGAAATACGTTATGTCCGGACGTGTTTGTGTCGCTTTGTAATGCAGTTTTAAAGCTTCGTTATAATATTCAGGATCTACAATTTTACGAAACTTTCTGGCGTTTTCAAGTTTCCTGGTATCCGTACCGTATATGATTTCTAGAGGTACGGAACTGTCGTAGTGATCGAGAAACTTTTCGCGTCGATCGGCTGATGTTTCCAGGGTGAGAAGAAAACACTTATACTCTGGGTTTCGACGGGAACGACGTAACAAAAGTGTAACAAGTACCAGTAGAAGAATGATACTTATAATTTGAACGAACATTCTTACTTAAAGAATACAAACATAATAATTTCGTGATACCGTGGCCGAGCGGTCTAAGGCGCCAGATTAAGGCTCTGGTTCGAAAGAGCGTGTGTTCAAATCACACCGGTATCATCATACGTGCGATAGCTCAGTTGGTAGAGCATTGGATTGTAATTTTGAATTATACTAACTATTCGTTTAGTTGCTAAACTCCAATTGTCCCGAGTTCGATCCTTGGTTGCACGACCCTATCTCTCGTAACTCAATCGGTAGAGTGTAGGACTGTTAATCCTGAAGTAGGGGGATCGAAACCCTCCGAGAGAGTTTTTACAAAATGAGCAAACGATCACAGGTTCGAACCCTGTCGCGAGCATATTTCTCTAACGAGCTCGTGTGGCCAAGTGGTAAGGCATTTGTTTTGTATTTTGATAATTTTTTAAAGCGTGTGTTCCACATTTTAAAAAGTTTTGTCGTGTAACAGTAATAGAGCAGGCCGAGCATGTTTTTATCGAATTGGCTCGTCTTTAAAATCGTATTAGCAGCCGTGACGGGTCTCGTGGACTACCCACTCGTGGCCGACGTTTTATTGGTGTACGATAATGCGAATAAACTATATTTAAGTGGTGGGTCTTTGGAGTACGTGTCGAACGTCGTTTTGTATAAAGGCGAGACGAGTTATGAAATTGAAGATTCACCTGCTGTATTAATGAAAACCGGAACACGTGTAGCGTCATTCACGCGGTCTGCTTATCATCTTTTAGGTGGTAGTCAAGATGGTGTATGGATAGCAGTTGAAGTGGATCAAGGTGTTACGGGTGCTTTCCAAATGTATAAAGGTGACATGACATCAGGGGTATATACAGAGTTTGGTTCGGAAGTTGTACATACTTCAGGGACGACGGTCGATGGTGATACGTCATGGGACGGTAAATACGTATTATTTGGATGTAATAGTACGTCTTCGTCAGTATATAAAATTGCAAAGAATGATTTTTCTAGTGGTTTAAGTATATTATCAACGACATATGCTAGTTTAGGTAACAAGACTGATGGGGCGAGTTATAGACCGACATTCGTCCCGGGTACTTACGATTTTATACTTACAGGTACGAATAACAATTCAACTTTTTATATTCGAATGTATAAACATAATGTAGGCACCGATACATGGACAGCTGTTGGGAGTTCATTTCAACCTACAATTACTGGTCGTCCAACCAGAGATGGTTACCAGGGAATTTGGGTAAAATCGGTTACGAGTGATGGTTTGTATTTACTCGTTGGTAATCATTCTACTTACACGGGGTGGGATCTATATAAACTCGATTGGACAGCTAATTCTGGTGTATGGATAAATGGTATGACCCCTCCCTCTGGTGCCCCTACTAATTATGGACACAGTGGTGGTATAACACCTGATGGTAAATATATTATTATTGGGGGTAGTGGTGGTAGTGTCAGTGATTCATACATTTATAAAAATAACACCGATGGAGATTGGACAAGTTTTACAGATGTAACTGCATCACACACGTTTAATTCAGGGTTTACACATAATATACATTTTATCGATAATAATAAACGATTTATAGGTAGTGTTGAGTCTTCACCAAAGACTTATTATATCGATAATTTTCGTGAAGATTTATTAGTTGATAACTACTACATAACCCAACCCGGAACCTACCGCGCCGATTTACAAATTTGCGGCATCGACTATAAGACGAACGAGGTCGAGGTGACGGGGAGTGTAACGCCGGAAAAAACATGGGTGAATGAAACGAAGATAACGGCAGGTGGTGACGCACAAGCCAATGACCTGTTCGGGGAATCCGTCAGTATAAGCGGCGACTACGCGATCGTCGCGGCGTATCGTAAAAATTCATATACAGGTGCTGCATACATATTCAACCGTGACGGAACGACGTGGTCTCAACAAGCAAAATTAACGGCAAATGGTGGAACATCCCAAGACCAGTTCGGGTACTCCGTTAGTATAAGTGGTGACTACGCGATCGTCGGGGCAAACCTTGAAGATGAGGGTGGAGGA